CGAAGAAACCAACTTAGAAGATCTTCAACACGAAGTAATCACCTTCTTATTAACCAAACTCGACCGCTTTAATCCAGAAAATGGAGCTAAAGCTTATTCTTATTTCGGAACCGTCGCTAAGAGGTATTTGATTGCATCAAACCAGAAGAATTACAAAAAGAGGATGGAACTACTGTCCCTTGATACTTTAAATACAGAACAAGAAGACGGTGAGGTGGTATACGGTGATATAGTAGATCCTACTGCACCTCGTCCAGACATACAAACTTACCACCCCGTAGATGAAATATCAGAGTTTTTAGATATATACGTTAAGTACTGTACAGATAACATCTACGAACTATTCCCTAAAGATGAAGATGCTCAAATTGCAGATGCTATCTTAGAGCTTTTTAGAAAAAGAGAATTTATTACGATCTTCAACAAGAAAGCACTATACATATACATCAGGGAGATAGTAGATATTAAAACACCGAGAATCACAAAAGTAGCTAGTGAATTAGGAGATCTCTATAAAAAGCATTACGCATTCTACTTAGAGAACGGATACGCAAACTTCTAAACCTTACTACTTTCTATTTATAAAAAATAGACTACTCATGAGTTTAGATAAATTAATATTTAAGAACAAGAAATTCGCAGACCTTCTAGAAGAGATTTACGACAATCAGAAGAAGAAAGAGAAGCAGATTTCAACTCTTATTTCTGAATTACGTCCTCTAATTGAAGATACCGGCGATGCTACTTTGATCGTTCCTTTGATTAAGGAATATTTAGAGATCGGGGTTAAGAATGATGATCAGCTTGTAAAAGTTGCAACTATCATCCAACGTATCTTCCAGAATCAAGACTCTGCTACAGACTCATTCGGAATCTCTGATGAGGAGAGAGAACAGTTAATGAAAGAGATTAACAATATCAAAGAAGATAAGTAATGGAGTTTCAAGTTGCAGTAGTTAAGGATGTTGTATTAGATGATACAAGTAAGTACTTTACCAATGTGGGAGAGTATAACGGACTTGGATCAATCTATTTTGAAGTTGTCAAGGGTAATTACAAATCAAAAGGATTTGCTAAACCCTATTTTTCAAACATCTCTAACTTCCCACTACTTGAAGAATTAGTCTATATATTCTCCCTACCTTCACCAGATATTCAAAACAATAACTACAAGAAGGTTTATTATTATATTACTCCGATCAACGTTTGGAATAGTAATCACCACAACGGAATTCCTAACATTTTTAGAAATACAGAAGTTCCCGAGTCACAACAAAGAGATTACACACAGACTGAAGCAGGAGCTGTACGTAGAGTAGAAGATGGTAGTAGCGATATCGTTCTAGGTAAAACTTTCAAAGAGAAATCAAACATTAAACCCTTACGTAAATTTGAAGGTGATTTTGTACTTGAAGGAAGATTAGGTAACTCTATTAGGTTTGGTTCTACGATACTCTTGAACGATAAACCTATAACACCTTGGTCGACTGGAAGTAATAGTGGAGACCCTATTATACTAATTAGAAACGGGCAAGGAGATAGGGGATCTGTTGGCTACTTACCAACTGTCGAAGATATTAATTTAGACCCATCTTCAATTTATTTAACATCAACTCAGAATATACCCTTAGTAGCATCAAGCACCACCTACTTTAGTTACAAGACAGATCCCCCAACTAACCCAAATCAATACACAGGAAAACAAATACTTGTAAATTCAGGTAGGTTAGTGTTCAACACAACAGAAGATCACCTACTACTAAGCTCTGTAAAAAGTATTAGTCTAAGCTCTTTATTAAGTGTAAATCTAGACGCATCAGAAGTTATAATGCAAACTGGAAAAATATACCTAGGATCTAAAAACGCAAACGAACAGTTAGTTTTAGGTAATACTGCTGTAGCTCAACTAGAAGAAATAGTAGACATACTTAAAACATTGCTTAATGCCTGTAAACTCGCTGCAAACAGTGGAGGACCTGTAGCATCATTAAAAGGTGTTGCTGATACTTTAACGACAAGATTAAATTCAATAAATTTAAAAGCAATGCTCTCTAACTCTAACTATACTGTATAATGACACCACAAGAACTAGAAAACCAAAGAGAGCAGGAGAGACAGGATAGGAAAAAGTTACAGAGGAGACTCGCTCTGCAAAAAGTAGCGACAACGGCAATCATAACAGCAGCAACACAGACTACCGCCCTTGATAGACTTAATGAAAGTATAAACTCAAAAGTAGCTATTGTACGAGATAAAGCAATCACCCAATTAACAAACCTAGCAGCAGATTTAGGAATCGAAGGATTAGAAACAGGAAACCCTCAGTTACCCGACCTATGCCCCTCCCAACCTATTTTAGAAAAAGCAACAACTATCCGTAACGCTCTACTTACCGATCTAGAGAATACAGCCAAGTATGTTAATATAATAAATCAATCCTTACTAGTAGTTAACAGTCTATTAAAAGGAAGTATCAACGCAGTAACCGCTATCAACCTTATAAAAACCGCATCTGCAATAGGCGTTAAAGCAGCTCCAACTGTCCCTGGATTTGTAACCTCCCTTCTTGCAGACCTAGACGATATAAGAACATTATTGACTTTCGATAAAGAAGGTAACCCTAAATTAGTTAGGTTAAAACAAGTTGTAGAGAACGGAACTACTTACGTATCGACTGCTGCAAATGTAATAAACATACTATTAGGACTATTATTAGTAATTGATAGGGTTCTCGAAAAATGTGGCAAAAGACCAAACCCAGTTGGGGATGATATTAAGAACCTAGCATCAGTAGTAGTTACAGCAGAGAATAGTAATACTGATACTATCTACAAAGGATTCACCTTTGAGATCGTAGACAAATACTTTAGCCCAACTCTAAACCAAAAGATAGGGCAAGCTAAAAATAAACAAGGAATCGTTTTACTTCAGACCGAACCTTCATTCACCCAAAACCCCCAAGTACTAATTGAGGAGTTGAAACTGATTATTGATAGAGACAATCTAAAAGCCGATTAAGAAATATTTATAAAAGATGGATACCAAATTATTTAAAAAACTTATTAAAGAAGCCGTAAAGGAAGCTATCCAGGAAGAAATCAAAGACATCCTGTTAGAAGCAGTACGTGCTCCTAAGACAGTTATTCAAGAAAGTTATGCCCCACCAGTTCAAACATTAACAAGCACACCAACCGTACCTACTGTTAATGCAAGAGGCAAATACAGAGAGCTACTAGGTGAAATGATGGAATCGAGAAATGGAAATATTTCAATGACCTCAAACGATGCTGTAAGCTTCGGTCAACAACCTGGATATAGACCACCTGTAAGTGCAAACACAACTGGAGAAGGATCTTCATTACCTCCCGGAGAGGTTAACTTAGACCAAATTATGGGTCTTATGAGTAAGAAATAATGGCATACGGCGCTAGAAGAATATACCCTATTGATTTAGCTACTAGTAAAGCAGTAGGTGTGTCGCTGCCGTTTAACGGTAACGCCGTCTTCAAGCCCACCTATACTACTAAAGAAGCAATAAAGACAAACCTCATTAATTTCCTATTAACAGGTCAAGGTGAGAGAGTTTTTAACCCTGGCTTCGGAGCAGGTTTACGGAAATTCGTATTTCAACAAATTAGTACCCAAGGAGTATCAGAAATTGAAAATTATATTTTATCTGTTATAGAAAAATACTTTCCAAACATTCAAGGTGTAGTACAAATACAGTCGACACCAGACCGGAATACAATTCTAATAACAATTACATATAGTATAGTAAATACTGGTATAAACGATACTGCACAAATAAATCTAAGCAATGGCTGAAAATAAAGATATAAAATATTTTAATAGGGATTTTGCAGGGTTGAGGAACCTCCTTGTTGATTTTTCCAAAACCTACTTCCCTAACACCTATAACGACTTCTCTCCATCATCTCCCGGGATGATGTTTATGGAAATGTCTGCGTATGTAGGTGATGTATTATCATTTTACCTAGATAACCAAATACAAGAAACCTACCTACAGTATGCAAAGCAATCTACAAGTCTATATACACTAGCCTACATGTTAGGGTATAGACCTAAAGTAACCAAAGCTGCAACTGTTGATATTGATTTTTACCAACAAGTACCCTCTAAGCTATCCGGAAGTGTATACATTCCAGATTTAGATTACGCATTACTATTTGCTCAAAACACTCAACTTAAATCAGCAACAGGAGATAATTATTTCCTAGTTCAAGATCCAATTGATTTTTCTTCTTCAAGCTCTTTCGACCCTACTGAAACAACAGTTTATCAAATTTCTGCAGGAGCACCACAGTACTACCTTCTTAAGAAATCAAGAAAGGGTATTTCCGGGCAAATTCAAACAACTACATATAATTTTGCAGCACCTGAAGCATTTGCAACAGTTACTCTTCAAAATACAGACATTATTCAAATTCTAGATATAACTGACTCAGACGGCAATGTATGGTACGAGGTACCTTATTTAGGGCAAGAGATGGTTTATGTTCCGATTAGGAATACAAATACTAATGATCCTAACTACTACAGTGACAGTGATGCTCCATACTTAATGCAGTTAGAAAAAATACAAAGAAGATTTACTACTAGATTTACATCAGAAAACACTTTAGAGATTCAATTCGGATCAGGCACTACCAACGATGTAGATGAAGTTATAACACCAAACCCGAACAACGTAGGTTTAGGATTACCTTACGAGCAATCTAAGTTAACAACTGCATTCGACCCCACTAACTTCTTATATACAGATACTTACGGTATTGCCCCTGCAAATACAACTTTGACAGTTAGGTACTTAGTAGGCGGCGGTATTGCTGCAAACGTAGAAGCAAGCACACTGACTAGTTTTGTTAATACAACGAACATTAATTTTATTAACAACAACTTAAATACAACTACCGCAAATTACATCTTTAGTACTCTCGCTGTGAATAACCCTAGAGCTGCTTCCGGCGGAGGTGATGGAGACACTCTAGAAGAGATTAGACAAAATACTCTAGTTGCTTATCAATCACAATTGAGAAACGTAACTCCCAACGACTATCTGATTAGAGCGTTATCAATGCCTTCAAATTACGGATCCGTAGCGAAAGCCTTTGTTCAACCAGTTAAAGCTTCTGAAACTACCCTACCCGGTCAGATCCCAACAACATTAAACCTGTATGTGCTAGGCTACAACGCAAACGGATACCTAACCCAGGTTTCCGATACAGTAAAGCAAAACCTAAGTACTTATCTTTCAGAGTATAGAATAGCAGGAGACACTGTAACTATCAAAGATGGATATGTAATCAATATCGGATGTGATTTTGAAATCGTAGTTAGACCGAACTTTATTAGTAGCGAAGTGTTACTAAGTTGCCTGTCGGAGTTAAAAAGCTTCTTTAAGACTGAGAATTGGCAATTTAACCAGCCAATCATACTAAAAGATCTTTTTATTCTTCTCGATAAAGTCTCCGGAGTGCAGACAGTAAAATCTGTTACAATCTCAAATAAAACAGGGATTAGTCAAGGATATTCTGAGTTTGCATACGATACTACTATCGCCACACAGGGGAATGTTATCTATCCTTCTATTGATCCTATGATCTTCGAAGTTAAATATCCAGACACAGATATTAAAGGTAGAGTAGTTTCTCTATAATTCATATTTATAACAAATGGCTGTTTACAAACTCTTCCCAGAGAAAGACGCTACCCTGTATAGCGAATACCCGGCAATGAATACCGGGATAGATGAAATTATAGAAGCAACCACCGCTGTGGCTGTAGATGGCTCTCCCGCTGTAAGTAGATTTTTAGTACAGTTCAATCAGAGTCAAATTCAAGATGTCCTTCAAAATAGAGTTAGCGGTTCTTTAGCCGTATACTTTAGAACCTCAATGGCGAAGGTGACAGGGTTAGCAGAAGAGGTAACTTTATATAATTACGCAGTATCTGGATCTTGGCAAAACGGAACAGGTAAGTACTTAGACTCACCTCAGACTCAAAATGGAGTTAGTTGGAAATACAAAACAAGCTCTGGTTCAGGAGCCTGGGCACTTTCAAGTTTCGGAGCAACAGGTGCTACCGCATCGTATACCGCCGGGTATGAAGGAGGAGGAAACTGGTATACTAGCTCTACTTATATTCAAACTGCTTCTTTACAGTATAGAAGTGATTTTGACCTATCATTTAACGTAACAAATACAGTTCTAGCTTGGTACAGCGGTTCAATCGTCAATAATGGATTTATCATTAAACAGGCTGACTCTGACGAATTTAACGTAGATAAAACAGCTGAACTAAAATACTTCTCAGTAGATACAAATACAATCTACCCTCCACAGTTAGAATTTAGATGGGCCGACTACACCTTTAATACCGGATCATCAACACAGACATTTGTAACATCTTCCGACGTTGTAGTTACACTACCTAACAACACACAACAGTATCTCCCCCAAGCAATTCAAAGATTTAGAGTAAATGCTAGACCTCAATTTCCACCTAGAATATTTACAACCTCTTCTTTCTATACAACAAACTGCTACCTGCCCACAGCTTCATACTGGGCTTTAAAAGATTTAGATACTGACGAAATCGTTATTGATTTTGATACTGAGTATACAAAGATTAGCGCAGATTCAGACAGCAACTACTTTGATGTATATATGGACGGGTTAGAACCTGAGAGATATTATAAGATCCTTATAAAAACCCTTATTGGGGGAACTACTCAAGTATTGGATAATAGCTACTACTTCAAAGTTGTAAATGGATAATGGTCGAAACAATTAACATAGAGGTCCTAAAGTATAATAAAGCAGAACTAACAAGAACTGTCAATACTCAATTTACACAATTTGGAGTTACTGCCTCTGCCGACCAACCACCAGTAGCAGACACAATCACTATTCCAGAATTCTTCTCAGCTTATCAAAACTTATTCTACACCATCCCTAAATACGGAGAAACCAACTCACACGAGTACCTAGTGAAAACTAGTGGAGATTATATTGGAGGTGAAGCGGTTAACGAAGAGGTACAGGCGTTGCAGCAAGAAATTACACAATTAAGACAAGAGAATTTGGATTTACAACAATCATTACTTAACTTACAAACACCGCAATAATGTCTACTCCTTCAGTACTTCCTATTATTCCATTAAATACTCAAGGCCAGGAATTAACCCCTGTAGATGAAATCAGTGTATCTAGTATTAGCGTAACCAGTAAATACAACGTAGAGACTGATTATATCAAAGCATATCTGTATGACATAAACGACAACCTGATAGGCGGGCTAACAACCAACTACTCTATTACTAGCGGTAAAATATCCGGAAGTACCTCCACACAGATAAATCTAGATCCAGCACAAGATCTTACCTCAAACAACTACACTCAAGGAACCTATAAGGTTAATTACAACTTCCTTAGTAGTCTAATCTCAGGAGCTCCCTCTTTTAATATTACCGAGACCTCTTCAGATAGAACTGAGTTACGAGTTTCCAATTCAAGCTTAAGCTCTAGCGAGTTACAAGCGGTCGCCACCACACTAACTAACTTTTTAAATAGTACAGAAACTTTCCAAGGTTTTGATTTAGATTTTGGTAACGACATTATACTACTTGTAACTAACGTAGGTTTTGACGGAACAGCAATCCTAATTAAGCTATATCAACCACTCCCAACCAATCTAGGACTAAGATCTTCTTTCTTTTTTGTTGAAAAAAAATCAGAACCCGTTGCATTTATATTAGAGTATCCACAAGAAGAATTAGAAGCTCCTGAGCAGATCTTCCTAAAAGGTCCTAATCTCAACATTCAACTACAACAAGAGAGCAATACCTCGACAGGGTTTCAAACACTAGATTCAATTTACAGTAGTTCGGATATAGACCTTACCAATCAACTAAACAGTATATTAGTAGAGAGAAGAGCAGAGTTAAATACAGACTATTCCGATTTTATAAACTTTATATTTTTCAGTTCAGCAGAACAGCGGTTAATAAACTTCTACGATAAAGCATCTTTAATTGAGAATTACAACAATCAAATTGCAAGCTTAAACACTATTGCAAATACTACAGAAGCATCTTCAAGTAAGGCAATATATCAAACTAAAATTAACGATCTAATCACTAACTTTGACGGTTATGATTATTATTTATATTTCGATTCATCATCTCAAAGCTGGCCAAAATCAAACTCAACCCCACCTTATACCCTGTATTCTACCGGATCAACCGAAGTATTAACCTGGTACTCCGAACTACTAGATAGTGGCTCTCTATACGACGAACGTAATCCAAACTACATCTACAACATCTATCCACAGTACATAACTGAAGATACTGACAACGATCAATTCAAGCTATTTAATGAAATGGTAGCTCAGATGTTTGATCAGATCTGGTTGTACACTCAAGCAATTGAAAATAGACAAGACGGAGATAATAGACTTTCAGAAGGTATTTCAATTGACTTAGCAGCTGATGCTCTTAGATCTTACGGTATAACTTTATACGAAAGTAATTTAAGTAATAACGACCTCTACACTACCTATCTAGGAATTAATCCAGCGGGCGGTACCCTACCTCCAACCGGTAGTGAATTAATAACAAACTACGTTACTGCATCTGCAGAAACAACTCCATTTAACGACGCTCAAAAATTAGTTTATAAAAGATTGTATCACAACTTACCTTACTTATTAAAGAAAAAAGGTACGGTTGCAGGATTACAATTACTTATTGACTGCTTTGGAGTACCTGATACAATCCTAAGAATTAACGAATTTGGAGGAAAAGATAAGAACCCAAGAACATGGGACCAGTGGCAGAATTCTTTTGACTACAGTTTCTATGCAACAGGATCAACTTTTGTATCATCATCTTGGGCATTAAACACACTTTGGAACTCCTTAGATGATGTACCGCAAGCAGTTGAGTTTAGATTTAAGACTGACGGCCTTCCTACAAATACAGCTACTATTACTTCTCAAAGTTTATGGACTACCGACACAGGTGTAGGAACAGGAGTCGGAGTTGCTTTACGTTATAACGGATCTGGATACACTAGCGGATCATATTCAGGGTCTGTAGTTAATCCTTATCAAAAATACGGATACTTAGATTTCTATCCTAATATTGCAGATAGTTCAACTACTTGTAGTGTGTACCTACCATTCTTTGACGGTGGTTGGTGGTCTGTAATGGTAAATAAAGATAACGGAGGAAGTTCAACAACCTTCCAATTAATTGCCAAAAACAACATCTATACCGGTGCCGATAGTAATATACTAGGCTTCCAAGCTTCTGCCTCAGTAGTAGGTAATGACGGTGATTGGAATTCTACTCAGCAATCCTACTTAGCAACTTCATCACTTGCAGGACCTGCATTCACAGGCTCACTACAGGAGTGGAGATATTACGCAACACAATCCTCTCAAGATACTTTTGATGCTTATGTAATGAACCCTGCCTCTATTGAGCAGAGCCAGTACCTAGTATTTAGAGCAACTTTAGGGGGAGAATTATATACCGGATCATCATCAGTACATCCGAAAGTTTCTGGTGTTCAAGCAGCAACATCTTCTTTTGCATCAACAAGTAACTTCTACTATAAAGGTACACCTCTATTTGTTCCTAACAATGAAGTCGTCTTTTACGACCAAGTATTAGGGGGTATTAAAAATATAGTATCCAACAAAGTTAAATTAGGAGAGTCTACTGTTTACGGAAAAGTATTATCAGGACTAGCTTCACTACAGCAAAACTATCCTGCATCTCAAAGCTATACCAGCGATGTTAACTATATGGAGGTTGGTTTCTCACCAGCTAACGAAATTAACGAAGACATAAACTCTCAGTTTGGATACATTAATATCGGAGAGTATATTGGAGATCCTAGATTTATTTCTCAATCTTCCTATACTTACCCTGAATTAAATACATTAAGCTTTGATTACTTTAAGAAATATGGAAGTTCTTATGACCTACAAGATTACTTTAGGTTAATAAAATACTTTGATAATTCACTATTTAAAATGATTAAAGACTTCGTACCTGCTAGAGCTTCTGTAGCAACCGGTGCGATTGTTAAGCAGCATTTACTAGAGAGAAACAGACAAAGACCTGCTCAAATTGACTACACTCAACCGGAATACACAGGATCAGTTACGTCTCTAGCAAGAGACTATCAAACAGGGTCTATAGAGGTTTTCACAGGCGGTGCTGGAGGATCTGTTAACGTCTTAACCAACATATCACAATCATGGACTTCGTCTATCTTGACTAAGGCCGGACTAGTAACTGGAATAGAGTCTTCACAATACGAATTCTTCAATGGTGAGTATTCTGGATCTAGTATTAATACAATAAATAATAAACTTCAAGACAATCCTCTACTAGGAGCAGCTTATAGAATATCAATACCTGATCAACAAAACTTAAACGTAGTTCGATCAACAAACTACAGCGGTATCTCTGCTAGCTTCAACTCACCTATGTCAGGAACTTTACCGTTTGACGTAGAGGTTAAACCTATTGACACCTATAATAATACAACCTACCTATATACTCCACTATACCCAGTACAATCAGATATTGAAGTATTTATAACCGGTGCATTTTTAAATACAACAAGTGTAGAAGATTCACAGTTAACCATCTATGTTAAAGAAAACGATAATATTATTGCAACCGGATTCGACGATAACGCAAACGACGGTAACCTAACTCTTAGAATCTTAATACCAAACTACGCAATTAAATCAGGAGCTACTTACAGAGTAGATTACTTATATAGAGAAAATGATAACGTAAGTCCAAGTACCGCCCGAATCGATACAGGAAGCTACTGGACAGTTACTGTAGATAACCTAGCAGCTCAATCAACTTACTATCTAGACCCGACAGTTTACACGCAACAGAACTTCCCCGGAGATATTAATGATTTTTCAGATTATAACACCCTACTAAATAACGTTTACTCAAATAGAGTATCTACCTTATACTATGATGTTGATTACAGTACAAACGCTTTAAACCCGGTTAATTTCTCAAGTATCATTAGCCAATCCGCACTGTATGCTCAAGTACAAGATTCGAATTACACTAAAGATACTGTGTGGGTAAACAGTAGATATGACGGAGTGAAGAACACAGGTCTATATAATACATCAATTAACTTTTCAACTAGTTCCCAAGCCCCCGGTTACCCAATCGACAAGTTTACTAACTACTTTGCCAGGTTTACCTCTAATACCTCATCAGACCCAGAATACCCCGGAGGAGGTTTATTTAAATTAGTAGAATTAATTAATATCGATGGAACCAGAATCCCTCTAACAGGAGATAATCAATACGTAGATTTCGTATCACAGATTTTTAAAGCAGGCAAAACAGTAACAGCGTACGGCCGAGACATCAGTGTTGTAAAAACTGTTACAAACCTAAGTGTTATTGAAGGCGGAGCACTATATAGTACAGTTGTAACTGTAACAGGAAGCCAGTCACCTATTGTTATTTCTGAAACAACCTCTGGAAATGGAGAAGCTTTTGAAATCTACTTTAGTACCTCAAGTGTAAGTACATTAACAGATAGAGATTTCTACTTAGCTTACAATAGAAGTTGGATTTATACTTTTACAAACCCCTCTTCCTCTGAAGGTATAGTTGATTATTTCTACTTTACTAGCTCTCTGGGCAGTCACCCCGGTGTAAGTTTCTACAACAAGAATACAGGGGGGTACATTAACTACGCAACCCCTACTGCAATAATCGACTACGCAGATACTTACCTCCCCCTACAGTACGGTGACCTTATACGGTTTGGAAAATTAGGAAGCTACAATTCAAGTAACACATCCTCATTAGACGGTACCTTTACTGCAGGAGGTTTATTCCAAATCCTAAATATAACTACAGGATCCGATAACAATGTAAGCTCTAGTATAAACATCGCTCCTATACTAACACAATATCCATTCTCACAACGGGTAGCTCTAACTTCAAAAAATCTTCAAAATTTTAGAATAATAAGAAGGGTACCTGATGAAACCTGGGTAACAACAGCAACCAATCCATCTATAAACACTGACCCAGCAATCGGAGGATTCTTAATACCGGAAGACTTCAACCCCAACTACAACCCGATTTTAGTAGCTCGGTCGATAGGAATAGAACTTTAAATCAATATATTTATAATAAATCATGGGATATTTAAACAACACAGCAGTCACAGTTGATGCAATCTTAACCGCGAAAGGGAGAGAATTACTTGCCCGCGGTGACGGTTCTTTTAGAATTACACAATTTGCATTGTCAGACGACGAAATCGATTACACTCTGTACAATCCAAACCAACCATCAGGTTCAGCTTTCTACGGGGAAGCTATTGAAAATATGCCACTCCTAGAAGCATTTCCTGATGAGAATCAAATTATGAAGTATAAGTTGGTAACTCTACCTAGAGGTACAGCTAGAATGCCAGTGTTGGATATCGGATACTCTTCAATCACCATCAAGCAAGGTGCAGGATTAGCAATCACTCCTCAGACTTTAAATTACTTATCTCAAACAGCTCTTTACGAAGCTTCTGGATATACATTTACAATTTCTGATGTAAGATTATTTAACAACTTCAACGGTGTAGGAATTAATACTCCCGACGTTCAGGCTGCTAACCAGACAACTACGATCGGTACTTCAGTATCTAAGACAGTAATTGGAACTACATTGAACTTGAGTGCTACAACAATTAATACTTTGTTTGGAGGAAACACTCAATTATCTGCCACACTACAGGTAGTAGGAAGAGATTCAGGTGCAAGACTTCAAATCCCAGTAATCGTTACTAAAACAACCTAAACTATAGACAATGTCATTTAAAAGATTAGACCCA